ATGTAGATATTACAACTGGTTTATTAGAACCCTTGTCCATACCAGCATAAACTCTATGAATATATTCATCTTTCCAACCATAATCAACAAAGTCTGAATACATTTGTTCAACTAGTGATGTTGTAGGAACAAGGATTAAGGTTTTCAATCCCATCATATGGTAGTAACGAACTAAAGTATATATTATTAATGACTTACCAGAAGCGGTAGGAGATAGTAAAAGTGATCTATTTGTGGATATCGCGTGGTGTATTGCATCAAGTTGGTAATCGCGTATTTCAATTTGTTGTCCTTTCGATTGTGGACGTAAGGATGTGGCAAAATCTCTAACATCCTGACGTATAACATTCCGATCATTTTCTACTCCTTCTTCCAGTATATATTCAATTGAATTTTTTGAGCAAAACTCTTTTATGTATGGAAGAAGTCCTACATATATTCTACCATTATGTGGAGAAAACAATCTTATTTTACCATCCCAAAGTTTTTTACGATAGTGTGGCATAAATTTTGCACCTGGCACTTCAAATGTAAAATAATCAGATAGTTCTCTTTCTAAGCTATCATCTACCTCCAGTGTTAAGTAAACTTCATTGACTTTTGAAATTTTCATTTAAACTTAGGGCCAAGAACCCAACCAACTAAAGATTTTCTTATACCCTTTGTCACTGGTCTTACCCTATGCCAATAATCAGACTGAAAAAATAATGCAGTATTTAATGGAAGTTTACTAAATGTTTCATATCTAGTTTCTATGCTAGGACTATAAATTTCTAAATCAAATTCACCGCCTGTGTAATCATCATTAAGAAAAACAGAAAAACTTATTTTACGAACTCTATTATCTGAATATGGATTATTGTGTTGGTCTACGTGCCAACCATATTCTTGTAGTTCATTATATTCACCATACTGTAATGGTTCTATAGTATCAATATCAAAATTCCAACCAGCTTTAATATTTACATTTTTTGTTATATCTAAAAACTCTTTTAAAATTATTTGTTCATCAATAAATGTTACATTAGAGTTTCTTTTTGTTTTATTTGTAGATGACAATGTTTTACCAGTTGTCATTTGAAATTTTTCGTTTACTAATTTATTGAAAGTTTTGCTAATTAATGTTTGTGGTATCAATAAAGTTTCATAAGAGTTACCATATCTCATCAGTAAGTTACTCCTGCTTCAAACTTTTTCCACTCTATTGCATTTTTAATATCCCATCCGCGATTATCAACTGATTTGATAACACCTTTGATATATTCTACAACTGTTTCTAGATAACCGATTTTATTTTCTGCATCAATTATTTCTTCATCAGATGTTATATAAACACTTAAATCTGTTTTTAAAACTTTAATATCAAATGGTTTACTGACATAAACTTTTGCATCAGCTTTACCACCGTAATATTCCCACTTATCGCGGTATATACGTTTGTATTCACCTTTTGCTCTATACAAAAGAAGTTCGTACTTAGACTTTACATCTAAATATTTTGCTTTTATTTCTTGGTTTTTTAAGGATTCTGTATCTAAATGTTCATCATCTACTTTTAAATCAGCCTGAACTTCAAGCTTCAATTCATCAAGGGTCATTATTACTCCATCATTTAATCATTATTAATTTTTACTACATCTTCAATTGGAATACAATCTATTGTTGAGTTATTATTAGTTACTAATACTGCGGCTTTTGTCATTTCTTCTACGCATATACCTTTGTCACTAAAAGTTCCTACATGATAATATTCTAAATCTTTACCTGTTCCTAATTGTAACCATACTAATATCCATATCATGTACCTCTCCTTTTATGTTATAGGTACTATCTCGTATAATTTGTAACGAAAGTCAATTGTTGCTGTTAAATATTCAACATCAGTTACATTTTGAGTGTATTCTAACCCACTTAATGCTACTGGAAAAACATCTTCAAATCTTACTTCTACCACTGGATTGTTTTTATTTGATAATATTGTTAGAGTTGCATCAGAGAAAAATGCTTTGTCTGCCACAGCTTTACCAACATCACCTATATCAGGCATTCTACCAGATGTTTTGTTACCACCCGCACCAGCCTGAGGTGTGTTTGATTGATTTCTACGAAAATCAATAAACTGTTGTTTACTTTTAGGAAAACCAATACCAATTAACCAATTATGAATTTGTCTATAGTTTTGTAACTCTTCATCAACAATAAATGAAGTTGATAAATTACCAAACGTAATTTGGTCACCTAAAATTGGCATACTTTTGTAAGGTGTAGGTATAACCATTTCACCTAAAGATAAATCAGGGATGTTAGCTGCTGTAGTAAAAAATTCAACTTTTGGAAGTTGGTGTATTACAAACCTAAACTGTGTTGGGCTTGAATAGTCCAATAAATCTGGTTGTCTATTTAATGGCGAAGTAATTGTTGTCATACTTCTATTTATAAAGAAAAAAGAGGAGAATAAATCTCCTCTTTAAATATTTAATTAATGCGCTTTACTCTTAAACCCATTACTCCATTAGAAGTACCTTTTTCTATTTTAAATGCCCAACTTCGTGCACGAAGCTTCTCAGGAACGGGCGGGCGATAATCTTCAGATTTTAAGTCTGTACGAGGAATAAAAAATGTATCTCCTACTTTTTCACATTGATACCAAGGATACTTACATGAATTGTGAGTCAAAGTTGGTATAAAGTTATTTGCTTCTTCGGGAGTCATCATATGTATAGTCATAATAAAGTCTTTCAGTTTTAATTTATTAAGAGTTATTTCTTAATTTCTATACATTAAATATAACATAGTTAATTAGTGTTGTCAACCTTTTTTTTACATTTTTTTGTTCTAAGTTGGGGATAATTTTTATCACATAAAAAAAGAGGGGAATAAATCCCCTCTCTAAGTTTGTTATAGTTAGTTGGTTATCCCAACTTTTATTATTACATAAGGTTAGAAACTTTAACTTTTCTGTAATATTTGTTGGTAGCAGAACTGATGGAGATTGCTCCGTCAGCAGCTGCAGCAACTGTTCCTGTGTGGAATGGGTTAGCTGCAATACCGTAACGAGTTTTGAAACCAATTTTTGGTTGGAATGTATTTTCACCAACCGCACGAACCATCTGTAGTGGAACGTATGGGCAGTAGAACATACCAGCGTCGTAAGGTGATGTACCTTTGTATCCAACAACGTAGTACTGAGCAGCAGCAACGTTGGCTGAATATGGGTCAACATACACTTTGTAACGACCATTCATAACACCAGCGAATGTAGTTGAAGTGTCATCAACATTCAAGTTGTTATTAAGAGCAGGTGTGTAATCTAGAACACCAGCCATTTGTAGAGCGGAAGCAACGTCTGCAGAACAAAGGATCATGTTACCTTTTCCTCTACGAGTTTGCTGACCGATAGCATTGGCATCACGCTCGATTGCGAACATAAGACCTTTGAATTTCTCTACTGACCAACGACCATTTGAGTCTGTGTCAAGATCAAAGATACCAGCGTTAGTTGTATTAACCTGAGCACCTTTAACAGCTGAAACGTAGATGTTACGAACAACTTCACGGTTGATTTCAGCAAGAATTTCAGTTGACAAGATGTTTGCCAATTCTGTTTCTGCGTCTAAACCATGAATAGCTTTAAGGTCTTGAGCAAGTTCCATTGTGTACTCAGCTTTAAGGGCACGAGTAACAGCAGTAACTGTATGCTTTTCGATTGAGAAAGCCATTTCAGCGAATGCATCAGATGTAGTATCACCTAAAGCTTCACCTTCTGCTGCTGTCATACCAGTTGCAGTTGTATATGTACCTGCAGGGCTGTCATTAAGAACTGATGGGTTAGTTCCTGAGATGTCTCCACCACCAGTATCACCAGCTGCGTCTTGGTTAGACAACATTGATGGTTCATCAGCAAGAGCTTCTGCACCGTCCATAGATGCTGCACGTGCACGCATTGCAAAGATAAGACCAGTTGGCCCTGTCATTGGCTGAACACCGCAGATGTCATATGCAATTAGGTTTGGCATGGATCGTCTTACCAACGAGATAAGGATGGGATCCCAGCTGTCTAGAGAGGCATTACCACCAAATGATGAGTTGGTAGGTGCTGCTTCTGTCATAAATTGTCTATCTTCTCTGATAGCTTTTTCTTGATTTTCAAGAATGATTGTAGTGACCGCCCGCTTGTAGCTATCCTTGATCTCTGGAAGATCAGGATGAGCAAGGACTGGCTGCCACTTTTCTTGTAGATGTTCTGTCTGATACATTTGGTATCTCCTTATATTTTTCTACTATTTATAAAATTAAGTTATTTTGCACTATTAACAGTTCTACCAATTGCAGTCATATAGGCTGCCATTGAATCTGAACTACTAACGTCCTGTGCGGTGCCAGTGTCTACATCATCAATAGTTTCACTCACTACTGGTGCATTCTTAGGAAAATAACTTTCCTTCAAAGTTCCCAACTTCTCACGATAAGACTCTTCATCAGAATAATCTACATCTTCGATTAGTGATTTAAACTTCTCAATTTCTGTATCGGCTAAATCTGAAGATACTTCAGATACAACCTGTTCCTTC